ACACACCGCAGAGCCTCCGGAACCTCGCCAACATCATGGCAAGCCACGAGGAGCTCCTTTCCAAAGCCCTGAAGCTTGACGAAGGCCGCCTGGGACGCTACTGCAGACCGGTCGACCCGGACTTCCTCGAAGCCCTGAACAAGAAGAAGCCGACCACGATGGCGGGCCTTGCAGACATCTGGTACACCACGCAGGGAGCTTCCTACGGCAGGAGCCAGCACTACAACAGCAGCCGCTACCACATGCTGAACCTTCACGCCACCTTTACGAAGGGGACCATCGAGTTCAGACTTTTCCAATTTGACGCACCGGCAGACGGAAAGCAGAACGGCCTGCATGCCGGACAGCTCAAGAGTTACATCCAGCTTTGCCTCGCCATGAGCGAGCTTGCCAAGGAAGTGAGAACCGCCTCCGCAAAGCCCCAGCAGAACGAGAACCCGAGATACGCGATGCGCACCTGGCTCCTCCGCCTCGGCTTCATCGGGGACGAGTTCAAGACCGCAAGGGACCTCTACACCAAGAGGCTGGACGGCGACACCGCCTTTCGCCACGGCAGAGCAGCCGCTTGAAGGAGACGGGAGTAAGCCTTCCCCACCGACGACCGCCAGAGGAGCGGCCTTAAGGTGGTAGGAGGGAATGTTAACTGCCATGAAAGGAGACAAAGCGATGAATGGAAATTGGAAGATGGTAAGACCGGAGTACAGAGGCAGGAGGAAGGTGCGTTACTACCTGGCTTACGGCAGCAATTTGAACATGTACCAGATGCTGGTGCGCTGCCCGGGAGCAAGGCGCAGAGGCTGGGGGAAGATCCCTGATTACGAGCTTCTCTATAAGGGCAGCAAGACCGGGTCCTACCTCACGATCGAGCCAAAGGAAGGAGCCTATGTACCGGTCGGGGTCTTCACGGTAACACCGGAGGATGAGAAGAAACTGGACCGCTACGAAGGCTTCCCGCGATTCTACTACAAGAAGGAGATGAAGATCCGGATGTGGGATCAGGTCCTTCAGAAGTACCGAACGGTCGATGCCTTCGTATACATCATGCATGAGGACCGGCCCTTCGGAGTACCGAGCCCCACTTACGTCGCCACCTGCATGGAAGGCTATGCCGACTTCGAGTTCGACGAACAGCTTCTGGAGGACGCCTTCTCCCGAAGCATGACCGAGGTGGCAAGGCAGGAAGAGGAGGACAGGGCATGAAGGACGATAACGTGACGGAGCTTCGAATCTGCCCGATCTGCGGCAGACCATATTCCGGTGTCCCGGCGCTTTCCCGGACGGACAATAAGACGAAGATCTGCCCGGACTGCGGGACAAGGCAGGCGCTGGAATCAATCGGGGTGGACAAGGAGGAGCAGGAGAAGATCCTCTCCATCATCCACCAGCACTGAGATACACGGAAACAGAAATACCAGGGGCCTTCGAAAGGGCTCCTTTTTGAGATAGATGGGAGGTGCCGGATATGGCGATGCGGAAGTTAAAAGAATATACACCGACCAGATTCATGGCACCGGACTCGCATTACGACAAGGACAGAGCCGATTATGCTGTCGCCTTTATCGAGTGTCTCTGCCATACCAAGGGACGCTGGGCCGGACAGCCCTTTGACCTTATCGACTGGCAGGAGCAGATCATCCGGGACATCTTCGGAGTGATCAAACCGAATGGCTACCGGCAGTTTAACACAGCCTATGTGGAGATTCCGAAGAAGCAGGGTAAGAGTGAACTGGCAGCAGCGGTGGCACTGTATCTCTGCTGCGGTGACGGGGAACAGAGAGCGGAAGTTTACTCCTGCGCTTCTGACCGTCAGCAGGCCAGCATTGTCTTTGAGGTCGCCATGGATATGGTGCGGATGACACCGGCACTTGCCAAGCGGACCAAGATCCTCGCTTCCCAGAAGAAGATGATCTTCGAGCCGACGAACAGTATCTATCAGGTCCTGTCGGCAGAGGCATACAGCAAACACGGCCTCAACATTTCCGGTGTCGTGTATGACGAGCTGCATGTCGCGGACCGGCAGATGTTTGATGTCATGACAAAGGGCTCCGGTGATGCCCGTACCCAGCCACTGTATTTCCTGATCACAACAGCAGGAAATGACCAGAACTCCATCGGCTATGAGATACACGAGAAGGCACTGGATATCATCGAAGGCAGGAAGGCAGACAAGACCTTCTACCCGGTGATCTACGGAGCATCGGAATCCGAGGACTGGACGGACCCGGAGGTATGGAAGAAAGCGAATCCGTCTCTTGGGATCACGGTCTCCATCGACAAGGTGAAGCAGGCGTGTGAATCCGCCCAGCAGAATCCCTCTGAGGAGAATGCATTCCGGCAGCTCAGGCTTGACCAATGGGTGAAGCAGACCGTCCGCTGGATGCCGATGGACAAGTGGGATGCCTGTGCTTTTCCGGTCGATGCGGATTACCTCCGTGGCCGGGTTTGTTACGGCGGGCTGGACCTGTCGAGTACTTCTGATATCACGGCGTTCGTGCTGGTCTTCCCACCGGATGATCCGGAGACCGGCAAGTACGAGATCCTGCCTTACTTCTGGCTGCCGGAAGAGACACTGCCAATCCGTGTAAAGCGTGACCACGTGCTCTACGACGTCTGGCAGAGACAGGGGTACATCAATACGACGGAAGGAAATGTCATTCATTACGGATTCATCGAGAAGTTCATCGAGAACCTGGGCACGCAGTACAACATCCGCGAGATCGCTTTCGACCGCTGGGGTGCCGTGCAGATGACGCAGGACCTGGAGGAGATGGGATTCACGGTTGTCCCGATGGGGCAAGGATACTCATCCCTTAGTCCACCTACAAAAGAGCTGATGAAGCTGGTCCTTGAGAAGCGGATCGCGCATGGTGGGAATCCGGTACTTCGCTGGATGATGGACAACGTCACGATCCGGCAGGACCCGGCTGGCAACATCAAGATGGACAAGGACAAGAGTACGGAGAAGATTGATGGTGCGGTTGCGACGGTCATGGGACTGGACCGGGCAATCCGGTGTGGGTTGAATGACGGGACCAGTGTTTATGACACAAGAGGACTGATTGTTTTCTAAGGAGTGCATATGGATTATTCAGATCTCATCGGTAAGAGATTCGGAAAGCTGACCGTGCTCTCTTTTGCGGGATTTGTCCCTGAAGGGCATGGAGGACGACATAGATCGGCTTATTATTGCCGCTGTGACTGCGGGAATCTCTGTGTTGTTAAGAGGCATGTTCTCTTGAATGGAAGACAGACAACTTGCTGCAATTGCTTTCGAATTGAGCGTGAAGAAGATTACATCCGATATTATTGTGCTGATGGAAAGTCTTTTATTTTCGATTCGCAGGACCTCTCAGTAGTTAAGGAGCACAAGTGGTACATTAACCCCTATGGATATCCCTGTACCCAAATAGGTCGTAAGAATATGCCGTTATCGAGGTTGTTAATGAACCCTGAGAAAGGCCAGTATGTTGATCATATCGATGGTGATCCAACAAATAATAGAAGGCAGAATCTCAGACTGGCGACACCGCTTGAGAATCAAAGAAATATGAGCATCGCGAAAAACAACACGAGCGGTTTTAAAGGTGTAAGCTACCGAAAGGATCGAGGAAAATATCGAGCATACATTTCACTTTATGATCGGTATGTGCATTTGGGGCATTATGATACAGCAGTTGAGGCAGCGAGGGCTTATGATCAGGCCGCTCGCTTTTATTTTGGGGATTTTGCCTGCCTGAACTTTCCTTATGAGCATGAGCAGGATTGTAACAGAAAGGTCATATTATCTGCTTAATGTGGGAGCATCTTTGTCTACTTTACACGGTTGCATTGTTCTCCGGGAAGAGTGATGTATAGTGTCACATTCAAAGGAGGGCAGCAGCCATGAAAAGAACATTTCACACAGATAGGAAGGCAATGGTAAAGGCAGTCAGCGAGGCGCTTGGGATTCCCTCGAAGTACCTCGGGGCTCCGACGATGAGCTACCAGATCGGCAGCATCAACATTGACCGGAACGGCACACTTACCACAGAGAACAAGGAGGAAGGAGAAAAGGCGATGGCAGCATTGAAGGAACAGGGGATCATACCGGAAGAAGGACCGGTCGAGAATACAGCGGAGCAGGCAGCAGATCTTCCTCCGATCGACAGCCTTGAGATTTCGATTCCAAGAGACAAGATGACAGAGGATCAGCTCAACAACCTGAAGAAGCTGGTCGAGGCCAAGAGCACCCTGATCCGACATGCTTTCCAGACGGAGAACACGGATCTTACGGTGACAGACGACAAGATCATCTTCCCATGGTTTCAGACCCCATGCAGTTCCGATGAGGCTTTCGCATACACGACCTTCGTCGGAAAGCTCTGCGAGATGGTCAGGAAGCAGAAGCGGATCACCGCAACGGAGAAGGAAGTCGACAACGAGAAGTATGCCTTCCGCTGTTTCCTTCTGCGGCTTGGGCTGATCGGCAAGGAGTACAAGATGGTAAGGAAGATTCTCCTCAGAAACCTCTCAGGTTCCTCGGCATTTAAGTCCGGGAAGAAGCCGGAACCTGCCCTAGAAACGGCATCTGCCGATGCTCCGGAGACCGTCTAAGATACACAGGATCTGGCCTTCATCTTTGGTGGTTTTACAGGCAAGAAAGTACTCGCTATTTCCTTCGATCAGAGGGATATATGTACACAACAAAAGGAAACAACCACCAAGGAGGACAAGACCATGACAAAGGAAACAGCAAGAAGAGCAGAAGAGCTTAGGGTACCGGCAGAGAGCACAAGCGAGAACCTGGAATGCCAGGGTTTCAAGGTTTTAACCTTTGGGAACAGGATCCTCGCGGTCGGCTACTACTACATGGGCAGGAACAAGGCCAGCTACTACGGAGCATCCTACGAGTTCACAGGCAGCGACCACACCTGCGAAGGAGCGATCAGCCTGAAGGCATTGAGCCAGGTCGAATTCGAAGACGACGGACACGCCTTCGCATGGGCAATGAACGCATAAGAAGAGCATTTCCTAAGGGGCCTTTCACGGGCTCCTTTTTACGTGGTGAAACGAATGATTGTAATACTCCTGATCGTGGCAATAGCTGCGGTCATTTTTTGTGCCGGAATGCTGGCATACCTGAAGCTATTCACATTTCTGAATGAGGAGGAGCGATGAGCATCTTTTCAAGAATCTTTAAGGCAAGAGGATCTCCGAAGAACAGCCTGCCGGGCGACGGATACAGGCCATATGTCGGCAGGACCACTTCCGGCAACAGCGTGACGCAGAGATCGTCCATGCAGCTCACGGCAGTGTACTGCTGTGTCCGGGTTCTCTCCGAGGCGGTGGCGGGACTTCCGCTGATCACATACCGGTATGGGAAGAACGGCACGAAGGAGCGGGCAACGGACCATCCGCTGTATCTCCTTCTCCATGATGAGCCGAATCCGGAGATGACGAGCTTTTCCTTCCGGGAGACGCTGATGACGCATCTCTTGCTCTACGGGAACGCATATGCGCAGATCATCCGGAATGGGAAAGGCGATGTGGTTGCTCTGTATCCTTTGATGCCGGATCGAATGAAGGTGGACCGGGATGAGCATGGTCACATCTACTACGAGTACATGAAGCAGCAGGATGAGGCGGCAACGATGAAGACCGGAACCGTGATCCTGAAGCCGCAGGATGTCCTGCATATACCAGGGCTTGGCTTTGATGGGCTCGTCGGTTATTCCCCGATCGCCATGGCCAAGAACGCCATCGGTATGGCATCTGCCTGTGAGGAGTATGGCGCTTCCTTCTTCGCAAACGGCGCGTCTCCGGGAGCTGTGCTGGAACATCCGGGTGTGCTGAAAGATCCCGAGAAGGTCCGGACGGCTTGGCAGGAGGCTTACGGCGGCCCGCACAAGGCAAATCGTGTGGCAGTCCTCGAGGAAGGGATGAAGTTCACACCGATCTCCATCAACCCACAGGAAGCGCAGTTCCTTGAGACCCGGAAGTTTCAGCTCGATGAGATCGCGAGGATCTTCCGTATCCCGCCACACATGATCGGAGACCTGGAACACGCGACCTTCTCCAACATCGAAGAGCAGTCTCTGGAATTTGTCCAGTACACCCTGCAGCCGTGGCTGGTCCGCTGGGAGCAGGCCATGCAGCGGGCACTGTTCAGACCGGAGGAGAAGCAGACGTATTTCATCCGCTTTAACGTGGACGGCCTTCTTCGCGGCAACTACGCGACCCGCATGCAGGGATATGCGACCGGAATCAATAACGGTTTCATGTGTCCCAATGACGTCCGGCAGCTGGAGAATCTGGACCTGATTCCGAATGAGATGGGCGGCAACACATTTATGGTAAACGGCACGATGACACCTCTTAAGGATGTCGGTGCTGCGTATAAGACACAGGAAGAATCGGAGCCGGAAGAAGGCTCTGAGGAGGATGACCCTGATGAGCAGGGAGAGGAGGAAGACAATGAAGAAGTTCTGGAAATGGGCAACAAACCGGATCAGGGATCAGGCCGGAGAAGAGACAGAGGAGCGGGCCCTGTTTCTGAACGGGGCCATAGCGAGTGAGAGCTGGTTTGATGACGATGTGACCCCGGCCATCTTCAAGGATGAGCTGAATTCCGGGAAGGGCAACATTACGGTCTGGATCAACTCACCCGGCGGCGACTGCTTTGCGGCTGCCCAGATT